GGTCGGTGTAGGTCTCTGCCGCCATCGCGTACTTCTGGCTGAACTCCTTACGCTTCGTCTCCAGCGTGTCGCTGTGCCGCCACATGAGCGACCGCACGGTGTCCCTAGCGAGTCCTGTGACTTCGGAGGTGCTTTTGATAGACTTGCCTTGCGCTAGCAGCCAGAGGGCTTTTGCGGCTGCTTCTGGGTTCCAGAACTCCACACGCTGCCTGTTTCCATGTTCCTCGGCTCGGCGCATGACCTCTGCGAACCATTCTTGATCTGGTTCTGCGGTTAGTTTCTCGCTCATGGTGGTTAGTTTTACTTCAGCTTCGCGGCGTTTGCAATAGTTGAAGCGTTACCTTTTGTTTTTGATTTTCTAGTCTTTTCTTCTTCCATTGCTGGATTATATCCCCATTCAAAGATGGAATTTCCATCTGTGTAAATGTCTTTCGCTTTCACGCTTTTGCTAAAAATGCGATATTCTCCTTGCAATGCAGAATCACCATGATCTTTAGCGTATTGCTTGCTGGTTGTCACCCAATCACCAGAACGGAAAACATATTTTGACGGAGACCCAGTTTTTCTGGCCTCTTCTGCTACATCAACTGGAACAGCACGGTATATTGTGATACTGGCATTTGGGTTGTCTTTAAGGCGTTTGATTTTCTTCATTTCCTCTAGCCCCGCATCCTGCTCATACCAGTCTGGTCGTGTGTATACATCGGCAGGATATACTCCATTGCCAGTAAGATCATGTGCTGGAGCGGATTCAGATGTGGGTGCTGTATGCGTGCCGCGATAATCCTCTGGCATGAACCGCATCTGCCCAGTCTGCGAAATCTTCCGCATCTCTGGGGTGATTTCGACTTTCCAGATTGGTACTGCTTTGCCCTCGACTCTACCTTGTGATTCTAGCTGCGCCAATTCCTCTGGAGTAGCGTCAGACAGGTCGCCCATGTCCAAATCTTCTCTTGAGATAGATTGACCGATTTGCGACTTCTCCACCTTCCCATTCCACTGCTTGACATACTTGCCAATCTCCTTGGGTAAAATGTCATCATAGAACCCCCTCATTCCCTTGGATTCTGTTTTTAAATCAAGCCCTTCAAGATGATGCCAATCTCGATAACCTTCTGTATCTTTGCGCCCCTCTTTTGCTAGTACTTTTTCTGCTATTTCTTTTCCCGCCAACTCCTCAATTCTGTCAATATTGATGTCGGTTTCTGAAATAACTGGATTTAAATTATCGTTCAATGGATACGCCTCAAAATCAAAAGTTCCATCTGGATTTGGTTCGTAACTAATTCTTGAAAGTCTTTTGCTTAAATCAAATCGATCTGATTGTGTTGAACCAGTAGTCCACCCCACCCACTCCTTGCCAGAATCAACAGCATCACGCAGTGCGCGTTTGAATAGTTGGATGGGCCAAGTGGTGCGGAAGGGTGCGTCTGCAACGCTTCGTTCGTCTTGAACTTTCCGTATTGAAAATCGATGTCTTTTTTCTTCTGAAATGCTCTCATCAATCCATTGGCGCGCTTCGGCTTCACTTTTAAAATATGGTGATTCTCCGGTTGCGCTCACAGCTTTCCATTTGTCTTCTTCTCCACGATACCCCTTCTTCCTCCCCTCTTGATGCCTGTCGGACTGGAACTCCTCCACGAACAATCCCGGCCTACCATCCGCATCCACACGCTCGTTTGTACGCATGTGGGCAACGTAGTTGGGGATGTTGGGGAAGTGGGATGAGGTATAAACATTTTTATTTACTTCACTATCCTTTAGATTCGCAGCCCTAGAGAAATCTTGCCATTTTGCATACTGATCTGGGTAATTATCCCTCAACCAAGCAGTTTGATAAAGTGGATTCGCATCGGCAGGAAAATCTTGAAGTTTTGTTGCTTCATCCCAAGCTTCATCTCTTAGTTTTATGGCTTGTTCCTTGGATACTCCAGTTTTGCTTTGCATTGCCAGCACCACCTCGCGGTAGTTCTCTCCTCCGGGGAGTTGGTATTGGGCGTATTTGGGGTCACCCTTTCCTTTGGAATATGCTCCAGCAAAAGCTCTCCAATCATATTCTTTCTGCAAAAGTTGAGCGAAAAATGCCTTGTCTTCTGGGTCTGTTGCACTTTCCCATTGTGCGTATTGCTCTGGCATTGTTTCTTTCGCCCATTCAGATACAGACATTTCACTCACCTTTTTAGGTTTGCTTAATGTAACCTCCTCAAACCTCACTCTACCCTCATTCCGCAAGTAGTTCAGCAAATCCTCCTTGGATACCTTGCCGTCCTTCTCCAGACTCGCCAACGCCTGCTCAATTCCGCTCCACTTGATCTCATCGGCCTTGACTCCACTTCCCCTCGTCGGGTCGATGGTCGCCATGATCTGCTGCGGAGTTGCTCGACTGGGGACTTTGTCGGTGATGACGCGATCCAGTTGGGAGTAGAACTTGTCCTCGTCCACACCCTCTGGCATGAAGCGTGTCTGCGATGGTGCGGGTGCTTCACCCTCTGGCATCTGGCGTTGCTCTGGCATCCTCACCGCACTCACTGCTTCGTAGCTGAATGGCATTGCAGGATACTCGTCTGGCGACATTGGAACCGCTTTGCTGACACGATCTGCGCGGTAGGTGCGATAGACGTTATCACGGCTTTTCACACCATCCTCTAGGAGCATTGGGTTAAGAACTGCCTGTTCCTTTTGGTTGAGCAGGCCAAACATCGTGTTGATGAACTTCTTGCGCTGGTCTGCCTCGACAGCACCATACTTTTGACTGAAGTACTCAAGGCTATCCACGCCTTGCTTGTGGTAGTCCATCATTGCCTGCGTGTCGCTCAGGATCAAATCCACGTTGCCACCATAAAGCTTTTTGCCACGCTTGCTCTGTGAGCGTTTCTGGATGTTCTCATGCAGCTTGGTGACCGACATCAACCCAAACAACAGATTTCCGTCCTTGGAGATTGTAACTGCGACTGGAACCGTGTCGCGTAGCGTTGCCGCCTGCGGCTTATAAACAACCTTTCCTGCCTTGTTGCGGGTGGTGGCTGGGAAGTTAATCATCACCACACGATCTCCAGCACCCTTGCGGATTAGCTTGTTCATTTCGCGGATGATTCGCTTCTGCTCTGGGTTGTACTTGTTCTTGGCGAACATCTCGGTGAGAACATCGTTGGACAACCATCCGGGTTGGAATTGCCCCTCGTCATCGATGTGCGCCTCACCCTTTTCTGGGGCGTAGTTCTCATCACGCTTCCTCTGTAGGACTTCCTTGGCAGTAAGACCAGCAAGCGCACGTTCAAGCTCTGTAGCCCTGTCTAGTGCCACTGGCTTGCCGTCCTGCATGATAGGCTTGCCAGTGTCGTCAACCTTGACAAGTGGGTGAAGAAGCTCGGCATCGATGCCGTCAGCGGGGTTAAGGATAATTGGCGCACCAGAGTCTGGTTTATCGCTCATAAGCGGATCAAACTGACCCGGCACAAGCCCCGCACTTCGCCTGTTCATGTCGCGGAACATCTTGCTGGTGATTGGGTCACGCTTGACACCCTCTGCGTCTAGGATGCCGTTTCCAGTCACCCATGCACCATTCGCGTCGATCATGCCACCGCTCTTGAAGTGGAGGTCTTTGAGGACTGGGATGCGAGGCAGGACGGTCTCAAGGATTGACCCAAGCTTGCGCCTAGCAGCACCGCTGGCTGCGACCGCTCCAAGTTCCCCAGACTCTGCCATTGCAGCATACTGGTCCGCATGCTTTTCAATGAAGTATTCAACCGCGATCTTATCGAGTGGGTAGATAGCATCCCTCTCTGCGTTGGACATACCCTCGACACCAAGACGCTTGTAGTATCCATCGCGGAATGCCTCGAAATTCGGGTCTAGCTTTCCATCCCTAGAACGGAACAATCCACCAACCGTGTTATTTTTTGTATCACCAAGGAACAGGGCAGAAATGCCATTTTCCATGTTGTTCTTGATTATGGTATGGTGAAGCGTTTCGTGTGCAACCAGTGCCTTGATTGGGTTGGTTGACTTTACGTTGATGATTGCCGTATTGGTGTTAGGGTCGTACCTACTTGCGCCAGAGTCCTTGAAGATGTAGTTGAGTGTAGGGTTGGCGATTGAATAGGTTGCAATCGCCCTACGTGTTCCTGCTGGTATAGCCTCAAACAATGCCTTCTGGCGTGGATCGGTAAGGTCGCGTCTAAAGTTAAGCTCATCACCAATCGAAAGCTCACGCATGCGCTTCTTGGTTCCCATGAACGCACCACCAGCTCCAGCAAATGATCCACCAATAAAGAACGACTCAGCACTTGCTTGATACAGGGTTTCTGGACGCATGTCAGCACCATCAGACAGGTACTCAAACATCAAGTCCGTAGGTGCGGCTGCGGCAATACCACGACCCGCCCTGCGGATTGTGTCAGATGTGACACCACCAAGGTCCAGCATGTTGAATGTGTGAGCTACACCGCGACCGAAAGAACCCGGTGCGGTGTGTGCCGCCACACGCTTCCAGAATGGAATCTGACCACGTACATTTTCCATCTCTTTCCCAACATAACGGAATAGCTTCCCGTAGTTTGACAGAACCTTGCCGGTTTTGAGTGCAGCGGCCCCTGCACCGATAGCCCCGATAACTGGACTGCCTGCCAAACCTACGACCCCTGCCGCACCAACGGCTGCGGTGTACATTTGGTCAAGACCACGTTCTTGAAGAAAGTTTGTGACTGCCGTATCAGTCTTTGAAATAGTGCCACCAACACGTTCCAAGGTTGCGCCAACTGCCTTTGCTGGCATGGCACGCATCTGCCTTCCAAGTTCCATCGTCTGAAGAACCTTCTGTGAGTAGGCTTCTGGAATTCTGGTTGCCAAGCTATTGCGTTTTGCGACAAGATTGTCTAACTCCGATGTAATTGTTGGCAATGTTGCTCGTATTTTGTTTGCCTCTTCAGTTAGTCTGGTTGCTACTTGAGATGCTTGATTCGCACGTGCAACAAGTTCTGGATTAGATCCGGCGCGAGTGGATATGTCAGCGGCAAGTCTATTTGCTAGATTTACGCTTGCTGCCTCCTTGTTAAGCAAAGCATTGGCTTCTGCTACGGCAACCTTTCCTTGGGCAATTGCCATTTCTTGTTTTGCAATATCACCAAGCCTTCTTTGTGCTGTTATACTAATTCGCGTTCCAAGTGGTGCGCTTGTTGCTGCTTTAACTGCAAAATTTGCAGTTACAAGATTTTCTGGGCTTAAAAATAACTGCTGGAATGCTGCTCCTTGCCCATACTGCTTATTGAATTCATCTTCACCAAGTCTGTTTTTTACTTCATCAACTTGTTTAACCGCTCCATCAATGTTCAGAATCGTTTCAGCTAATTCGCCAGCATCTTTGTTGATGTAATTTTGTTGAGCATTCCACAAATCATATCTAGCACGAACCAAATCTTGATCAGCCTCGTCTTCAACCTCTTGTGGTAAAATTCCAGAAAGCACACTTTTTGTTTTGGCCTTGGCAATTCCAGCAATTCCAGAAAGACCAATCACGCCCCTAACGAATTCTTCATAGATCCCGTATTCAGAAGCCACCATCTTGTCGCGTAACTCTTGGGGTCTCCTGTCATCCATGCCAATTAGACTTGGCCAAGTTTGACTGTTGTACCATGCAGCTTGCGCCCCTTGTGACACACCCTCTGGTAGGCTCATTACGCCCTTTTTCAATAAGTCCACAACACCAGCACCAATTTCCCCCAATGATCCACTTGTGCGAATAAGTCCATCTTTCCAGAGGGTGTCAAAAATTTCTCTATTCTCTGGCTTGTTAACCCATTCGCCAGATATATCCTGCATTTCTTCTAATGGAGTGAGATAGGCAATCCCCTTTTTGTTGATCGTGCCATCCTCATTAAACACCCCAGAGTTTTTTAGGTGGAAGAACAACTCTCCTTTTTCTGTGGCTTTTCCTTCGCCATCCACAAAACCCAACGCCTTGATCTTATTGGCATCGAGTGGTTTGGCAAACACCTCCAGCGGAGACGATGCAATCTCTCCAGCATCATTACGCAGTGAATCAACCTCTTCCCCAACAATGTCCGTTACGGCTTGCTCGTATGGTGTGATGGACACCATGTCACCACCGAACTGCGCCTGTGCTTGATTTGCAAAGTTGGAAACAACCCGTGGCTCCTCTTGTGGAGCAACCATGCTTTCTTTGGCAACTGGAGCGGTTAGATCGGCAACCTCTTCTACTGGTTGCGGCTCATAAACGTACTGCTCCAGAGGAGTAAGATCGCGGGTGACAGGTGCTTGTACTGGCTTATTGTAAGCCTCAACCAGAGTCTCTGGTTGTAAAACATTTAATTGTCCTAGCGTTCTTTCAACGTCCTTAGACAGCAATTCAAGGCTGCTTTTGACCTTTTTATTGAATGCTGGCTTTTCTTCTTCGGGAACATTGTAAGACATTACCTTGCTTGTGGTTGGTTAAATCTGTTAAAGAATGAGTTAGCACCGCTAACAGTTTCTTCTTCATCCTCTTGATTTTGGGTAGTTTTGTCAACACCTTCGATTTGGATGTCAGCACCAGTTGACTGCTTGTATTGACGCACACGCTCTTCAATGTCCTTCTTGAATGCCTCAGCTGCCTTGAGAGCAGTTTCATTGCGTGTCGTAAGTCCAATTGGAATGAGGTATTTCTGTGCAGCAGACACCTCTCCTTCACGCGCAACAGAACTTGGGTCTACGGTCTTAGCATATGCAATGGCCATTTGGTATGGCAGTTGACCAAGTTGAGCAGAACCCTCTGGGCTTGCAATCTCAAATGTTCCGTACTTTTTAATTGCGTCAGAAAGCTGATTCGTGAACCTCAATGCAGCAGCTGCATTCTGTTCAAATGTAACATCTGCTTGTGTTTTCTTGGGTGCTTTATCCTCTTCTTTTACCTCAAGGACAGGAAATGATGACTTGGTAATATCTCTAGCCTTGTCTGGGTCAACTTGAGCAAGTGCAGTTATGGTCTGAACGAGAGATGGGTCAAACTTATTGCCGCTTGCAGCAGACTTTTGTGCCAGTTGGTTTAATTCCGCAATCGTGGCTGCGGTGAAAGCCTCTTTCTTCGCAGCATCTTCTGCGGTTGTGTCTTTTGGTCGAGTTGCTCCCTCGCCCTTAATGTTTGAGCCGTAAAACTTGGCAATCTCCTCAAAGTCTTTAGCGATAGTTACGTCCTTGTTTTGGATTTTATTGACTAATCCTTGTTCAAAAACATCAGCTTCTGCGTTAAAACCCCTAGCCCTCAAAAGAGCAATGCGTTGCTGTGCATTACTAGCAGCAGCACGAATGTTTGATTGTGGTGATAACAGGCTAGAAAGATCAACTGCCATAATATATTTGCTTTAGATTAAAATGTGATTTGCGATGGAGCGGACTCGCCACCTCCAGACGAGCCACTACCAGATGATGCTCCCATTCTAGCCTCGCGTTGCTTTGCGATGCTAATAGATGTCTGTGCTTTCATCATGTTTAAGGAGTTGTTGATCATATCGCTTGTGCTTGCGGCAATAAATGCACGCTCATCAAGCGGAACATTTTCGTCCTTGATGGCATCACGATATGATTGAAGTGATGGGGCTAGTTCTGGAAACAACTTCAACGCAGCGTCGATCTGAACATCGCTTTGCTTAATCAGCTTCTTCTTCTCCCCTTGCTGCTTGAAGTAATCCCCAACTTGGCCGATCAAACCAGACGCAACTTGATATGGTGCAGCTGCCGCCGCGCCACCTGCTGCCGCCGCCCCAGAATAGTCTGGGATTCGATAACCAGAAACTGGTACTTGTCCTGCTACTAATGCCATGATCTTATTAAACTGGTGTTGCGCGTGGAACTCCTCCAAACATATTTTTCAATCCCATTCCAGCAGAGAGTCCAAGACCGCTAAGTCCAGTTGCACCTGCGGCTCCTCCTGCCAGACCAGTAAGTCCAAGACCTGCGGAAAGACCTCCAGTAAATGGAATGGCTGCAAGACCGACAAGGTTTCCAATCATCCCTGCGCGAGATTGCCTTGCCTGCATATCAGCTTCATACTGGGCCTTATTTCTTGCGTCAAGTGCGCTTGCTCTTTCACGGGCGAGGTTCAATGGAAGGTTGTAATCAAGTTCCGGTCCAAGAGATTGACCAAGACCAAGAGCTGTTCCACCAATAGATGTTCCTGCCGTGTAAGATGCTGGGGTTGATCCAAGCATACCAAGTCCCGGTTGGGTGTAAAATCCACCTGCCAAGTTATAGCTTCTTTGTGCGGCATCTGCTGCTTCTGCGCGTTTGCGTGCCAATACACTTTCTCGGCCCATAGCCTCTTCGACAATCGCGGCATTTCCACCAAGTCGTCCTGCCGCTTGGAATCCCTCGCGGGCTTGTTGCTCGTAAGTCCTGCGCTCTTGTGGCGTTACTCCCTGCGCTGCCGCTCTGGCTCTTTCAGCTTCTTGCGCTGATGCTTGAACTGCTGCGGCTTGTTCCGGAGAAAGTGCCTCCATCAACCCACGGGTCAATGGTACTTGACCAGTCATCTGACCAAGTTCTTGGGCGCGGAGGTCTGCCATTGATTGCGCCGCCTCAGTACCAGCAGCGCGTTGTAATGCTTGAAGTCCTGTAAGTGCTTGACCGCCAAAACCAAACGCTTGCTCCATGAACTGTGGAGTATACTCTCCCTGCATCCCAAGGAATGCCGGCAACGCTTGACCATAATACCCAGTAACACCTTGAAGTTGTCCGCCAGCAAGATTCTGACCAGTCTTTTTGTTGACCTTGAAAATGTCTGTAGGTTGAGGTATGCTTGGTGCGCTTCCTCCGAATAGTGATCCCATATTATTTTATTCTGTTAAGGGTTTTTTGATAGTTCCAGATTCTTATGCTTGGACTGTTTTTGAACTGGCGTTGAAATACGATAAACTCAAAGTCTCCATCAAACTCGCGCATGATAAACGGCATTTCTCCAGCGCAGTATGTGACAAACAACGAATCTGCATGATGCCGTTGGGTTGGTGTGGTTGGATCGCTTGAGTGTGCGAAGAAACCAATCGCAAAGCATTCAGGACGGCACAAAACAAAACCATGACACAGGTGCCAATCAAGCAAATGTGCAAAGTTTGTGTTGTGATTTGAGTAGTCATTAAATGCTTTCGCTAGGTATTGGTTCATCGAATAATTGAAACGCAAACTTCCGGTGAATTAAATTTACTTCCACTAGAAGTCAACACATCAAGAACAATTGATGAATTTGTTTTAGATCCAAGATTTGGCCTTCCAATAATAACATCACCAGAAGTATCACCAGATGCTGCTCTTCCAGATCCTTGATACATATAAGAAGTATCTGGCATATCAGTTGAAAAATTTATCTGAAAACGACCAGTGTCTGTTTTTAAAACGCTAGAAACATTTCCAGACTTATAGATAAATCTATTTGTATTTAGTGTGTTAGATGCCCCAGAAGCATCTCGCAGCATATCAAAGCTAACCCATGCCCTTATCCCAAAAATTGGAGCAGTTCCATCTGGAACAGGAAACTGAGAAAAATTTGAGGCATCCTTATAAAACTTAAATCCATTTGGACCAGTTAAATAAGTCTGTCCATTGTTGTTTTCAATAATTAAATCACCAGTTCCATTTTGGGTTACAAATAGTCTTCCGTTCTCGCCTGACTCCCTTGTAATTGACGCATTTGTATTTACTCCAGATTGAGTCCCAAATTGCAATACAGAAGTTCCATTAGAAGCGCGAGATGGAGTAATGCTTAAATAATACGGGCTAGATGAAGCACCGAAACCAATATCTGTGTAATCGCTCCCCCAAGAAACCTTCCCAGTAGATAATTTCTCTGGTGTTACAGATCCATTGGTAATGTTGTCCGTGGTAACAGCTGGAGTCGCCAGTTCATTTGAGGTAATTTTTCCAGCGGCAACGCGCAACTTTCCAGAAGAAACCTCGATTGTTCCATTAGTGAAAACCGCATCAGATGTCATCGTCGTCTGGTCGATGATATTGTTCATCTTAGTGCTAGTGATTGTGTCAGTAGCCGTAAATGTGTAGGTGGTATTAACTGCGCCCATAGCGGTTATTTCTGTGAGATAATTTGTCTGTTGGTAACGGAACCAGCAACTTTAATGGAGTTCACCTTGGGGGAACCAATGGTTCTTGTCAAGATCATCGTGCCAGTATAACCGCGAATGCCACCAAGTCTGCAACGAATGCCAGCGGTTTCCGCCTCCCCTGTGAAACTAGGTTCCAGTATTTCACCTCCAAGAAACTGTGTAGTAGTTCCTATTTCCTCGGCATTATCTGGATCTTCAGAGGCAAAAGATATGCTATATTCGCCTTTTTGTCCCGGTAGGTTTTGCATTACCAATTGGGCATCCGTAAACCTTTTGCGCTCCATAGTACCCAAATCATAGCCACGGGTAATAAGCCTTGAGTTAATTGTTGGTGTTACAACAACACTTGATGTGTTTGACACACTTAAACTATCGTTTGATGTGTCCGCTGCTTCCATTTGGTGCAATCCACCATTTGCGGTCACGGCATAGATGTTGTCGCGCACTTCTGCGCTGCCGATCACAAAGTTTTCGATCAAGAACCGTGAGTCTCCGAAGGTGTCAAGCGACTCCCAACCTTTATTTAAGAAGTTAAACACCAAAATTGCGTTATTTCCACGCGCATCTCCAATTCCCGGTGCTGAATCAAGCGGAACTGCAAGGTAATATCGATTGTTGAACAGTATTCCTACAGATCTGTCGGCATAATTCTTGTTAATTCGGTCGATGTAAGGTTGAATGTTCTTGGAAATTGGCTCATCAGCCCCGCGCAGATTGTAATCGTTGAGGAACTCAACGGCATAAACACCATCATCGGACAGGAACATGACCATGTTTCCACGGGAAACTATAGTCCTACGGGCCAAGCATCCAACCTCGGAGGTTAATTCTGTGACCTTGGTGTCCAGCAGGCTGCCAACCGTACCAGAAATAAGGTGCAAGCTATTGCGGTTAAGCACAATCAGCGCATCGTCGTAAAATCCATGCATCCCCACCACATAATCGGCAGTACCACCGCTGATGCGGAACTGGTTCTCGATCTGGTCGAAGGTCGTGGTATCTAGAATATCCGAAACAGCGATCTCGTCGGTGATTTTGGTGCTGGTGTAGGTCGGCGCATTATAAGCCCCAGACTGGTTGTAGTAGTGTGGAACCCACAATCTGCGCTGGAAGTAGACTCCCCAAGGCGCACCGGGTTGGTGCATAAACCCGCCACCAACGCTAAACCTACCACCAAACTCAAATGCATCGGCAGATGAAGTATTGTAGTCCCCAATAGGTGCATACCACTTAATCGTGGTAGTCGTAGCCTCGGTCACATAGTACTCGTTTCCAACCATGCCAGAAAGCTCTGGTGTTGCGGACTCACGAACTACGATAATATCTCCAGCCCTAACGGTAACATTGCCAGTAACGGTGGCAGTCACTAATCCAGAAACCACATCGACATCCTTTGCTTGGATGTTGAATGTCTGCGGTTGGGTGTACGCACCACCGGGTGACAGGGTAAACCCATCGGTCATGGTGGCAGCAGAAACTCCAAAAGTTTGGGTCTGGCTAGTCGTGAATGTGTAGGTAAAAGTGTCTTGGTTAGTAACAGAAACAACCGTGAATGTGCCATTGGCAGGCGTACCACCAGTAAGTCCAGCAACCGTAATCTGCGCCCCAGCAAGCAACCCGTGGTCTTTGACGCTCATGGTAACGGTCGTAGTCCCAGACTGCGATGCAGACAAAATAGGACGACCATTAGGGAACCACTCAAACGCCTGCTGCCCATCGCGGAAGAGCATCACCTTGTCGAACACCTGTATCATGTCGGTGTCGGCTCCTAGGGCTTGGCCGGGAGGGTAGGGGATGTTTGTGACGCTGTAGTCCGCTAGGTCAACCTTCTTGGCTACCGTATCCAAGGCAATGATAACGTACTCCTTGTTGCTAGTATTGGGGTCGCTGAATAGGCAGGAAGCTCGGACGTTGGCATTCGCAGCATCGTTGATCGGCATTTGCGATAAAGTGCCATTAACATCGGAAACGGAAGTCACTCCAGCCACCGTGTATTGCAACGTATTTGCATCAAAATATGAAAGCAAGTAATCTCCATTAACCGCAGAATCCAAGCCATTTACACGCGCCCAACCAGTCGATCCCGCTTCAAATCCGTGAGCCGTAACTGTAATGCGAATAGTACCAGTCGTTGGAACCGTCACATTGGAAATAGTCTTGGGGGAGTCGATCAAATAGAACGGCAACTGCAACGGAGTTTGACCAGTCGTAAATGCACTGGTCTTCTCCACGATCCCCTTGCGAGGACGCCAGTAACCCTCCATGCGCCCATTCAAGGACTCGCGCACTTCACCCGGCTGCAACTGGTTAAGCTGCAACCTCTGGTTCACGCCAACAAAACCCCGATCACCATCCTCGGCAATCGAGTCGTCCATTCCACCCATGGAACGGAATTGGGACATTATTCAAAGTAAACAATAACAACGCCGCTTGTCAATGTAACCGACGAGAATCGGCCGCCAATACCCAATCCAGCAGGAAGGGTGATGGACTGCAAGCGGGTCGGGTTGGCAACATTGCCAGACGCACTGGCAACCGAACTCAACACGGCATCGTTCACCACTTGAATCCAGCGGATGTTACCAGAATAGCTATGGCCAGCACCCAATACGGTGCTGCCATTTTGCCCCTGTAGATCGTATGCAACGGGAGTAGACATATCCACGAAGTGGGCGGGGAATGTGGATGCGTCAAGCAGGAATCTGCGGGTGGAGTATACAGAGGATACAGAAGAATGTGATATAGAAGATAAAGAAGATCGAGAAGAAGGGTTGACAGGCAGAGGGTAACTTGCAAACATTAACCATCTCACCCAGTGGTGAGTTGCCCCTTGCCCAGTGCTTGCCTTGTAGCTTAACGGACAAAGCGACCGTAGTAAAATTCGGTGATCTGGGTTCAAATCCCAGCAAGGCTAGGTTGGCAATTTGGGAAATTTTTGAAGGGGGGGTTAATCGCCCCCGCTTTTCCCGCCGCGCCAAAACTTGACCCCCTCCCCCCCAGTACTTGTAACAATATGCGTAATGCTGAATCGTGTTCCACGGAAATCACCAGTATCCATCGGTGTTCCACGGGATCGGGTGGTCGCCAATCAGTAATCAACCCGTGAGTTGGTGGGCGCAGCACTAGATATGGTGGGTGGCATCGACCCTCGCGTGCGTGTTTCGGAAATCTTTTGCGAAAGTGGGAGCGATTCCCAGCACTCCATCTGCTCACCCAATCCCCATCACCACTACATTCCAGAGCATCACCCTCTTAATCGCACGGAAATGCCTCTGTATGCTCTCGACCCTATTTATGGACACATTACCCACAAGAAAGCTCCAGACGCTGTGTGAGCGATTCTGGAGCGATCTAGCGTGGTTTGGTGGAGGATGTTGCCTGTCTGGTCATACGAACTCTTGGTACTGACCATTGAGTCGGAGCGGAAGCACCACGTCTCGTTGACCGTTCCGCAGCTTCCCAACCTTGATTCCGTCCTCGGCAATGAATAGGAGAGCATCTGCATCCTGCTCGATAGCGCGTGACTCTCGGACTTGATTGTTGTCGTTGAGTTGGCTTGCGCTGATGACTGGGCATTTGAGGTGCTTGGCTAGTTGCTTCAACCCACCAGAGACTCTGGCGACTTCCTCTTCCCGTGACTCTCGGCTTGATCTAGCTCCTCGGATCAATTGCAGGTAGTCCACCACCACAAGGTCGAGGGAGCCATGCAGGTCGCGGATGCGCTCGGCTTCTGCCGCGATGCTGTCGATGCTCTGGTTTGAGCTTGAGTCGATCCACAGGGGAGCGGATGATATCTGCTCCACGCCACGCTGGATCTTCTGAAGCTCATGCTTGGCTGCGGTCCTTGGCTGAGTGATCGACCCGTAGTTGGTGTGGGTCATGACGCTGATGAGCCTTCCGATGACCTCGTGGTTCATCATCTCAAGGCTATGGATGGCGATTGGTCGCTGATCTGCGATGAACTTCGCGGCGATCTGTAGCATGAGGACGGACTTACCTCTAGAGGGCTTTCCAGCGACAACCCAGAACTCACCGGGTCTCATTCCGCCGCAAATAGCGTCGATCTCTTGGATGCCCGTGGAAGCTCCCGGAAGGTCTCCAGATTTGTAGTCGCGCATGAGGTTCTCGATGAACTGCTTGCTAGCTTTGTCAGCGTCGATGCTCCGTTGCTTGCCAGATACGACCTGTTGCAAGCTCTGGAGGGTGGTACGGAATGAGGCGATTGCTCCAGCGGCATCGTCTGCCTCTGCGATCTCACGGGCGGCAGACTGGGCGAGTCTGCGTGCTTGGTACTCCTTGAGCGTTGCAACCCACTGACTCCATCCTGCGGGTGTTGGCGAGTAATTGTAGCACTCGACGACCTGTGCCGCTCCACCGATTCTGTCCAGTCTGTCTTGATCGGTCAGATGCTGGACGACTGCGATGAGGTCGAACTGGTTGTTGTCCGATGCTGGCATTTCCCTGCAAGCATCCCACAGGGTCTTGGTATCGGGGTGGTGGAACGAGTCTGCGCTGAGTCCATCAGCGGCAGCACGCTTCAACAAGGATGCGTCCTTGAGTATGGATGAGATGACCGCCTTCTCGGATGGATGGGCTGAGGGTATGGTTTGTTCTGTGTTCATGTTCTGGTTAAATTCCAAATTGGTCTGAGGTTTGTGGTCGGGTGTTTTGCTTGTCACGCGCCTGCCATGTCCTTACCGCTGATTTCCAGCACTTCATTGGTGACTTTCCCACAACCCAGCCTTTTGACTCGTAGTAGTCAATGAATTGTTGAGCCTTGAGGAACTTTGGAGTGAGGCTTGAGCCGTAGGCTAGGACATCCGCTACGGATGGTTTCTTGAACCTCTTCTGGTTCTTTGTTTCCCCTATATGTTCTATTGACGGTTCTTTAATATAGGGCAGGTCTCCAGTACGGACTTCTAGAGGTCTCCGCTGCGGACTTCTAGAGGTCTCCAGTACGGACTTCTGGATTTTATAGATGACCTCGTTTCGTCCACGATGACGCTCCACGATGCCGCTCTCCTCAAGGTCATTCAACGCCTTGAAGACGCTGCTCCTCGCCAACCCTGTCTCGGCTGCGATGGTCTCGATGTGAGGCCAAGCAACACCCTCGTCGTTCGCGTTGTCGGCTAGCTTGAGCAACACCAACTTGGCCTTGGCATCGGCAACCGGGGTCTTCCATGCCTGCGATATGTAGTGGATGCTCATTCTTCCTCAAGGTTGTCCTGCATGAAGCGGATGAAATGCTCAATTGCCCGGCTGCGTGACTTCTCTCCTCGGAAGTGATGCTTCTGGAGGTGGGCTAGGATCTCCCACGATTCTGGTGACATTGTTATGGATCTGGCGATGCGATGCTTGCCCTGCGGTAGTGGTTTTCTTCCTCGTTTCATTGTTGTTCTGGCACTTTTTGCAGTTGGGGGTACTGCGGAACTCCTCCAGTGCTTTTGGGAGTCCGCAGCAGGCGCATATGCGCCAATGTATTTTTGTCATGAGTAAATGTTTGAGTCGTTGTCGTGATATTGTCTTTCAAATGTCTATAATAAAGTTCTTTTGATTGGTAGTATGTTTTGACCTAGGCTCGTTGACTCACGGATAGCTACTTCCCGCCGGGTTTCATCGAGCCGGACTAACCCGGTTCCCTTTGTCGTCAAATTTTTCATACTCCGCACATTCCTTCGCACTCAGCTTGGAAATCCCAAGTCATTTGTCCTTTTTGCTCATCGCTATCAAAGTCGATTTCGGCAAGTGGTTTGCATGAGTTGTGGAGGTAAACTGACATCTTCATATTTTTATCGTATTTTTTATATGCAGACCGAATATCCTCATCAAATTGAATTGCCTTCGCAAACTCGACTGGATTTTCATCCCGTAATCGTCTCCACTCTTTATCTGAGTGAAACGGGCAGTAATAACACGCCGATCTCGGAGGTTCTGGATATCCATTATTTTTCATCCAATCCAAACAAGACCGTCTGCTCATTTTGTGTTCAATTAGCGGCCATCGGTGCTGAAGCCAAGGAAGTCTCGATTCTTTCATGCGCTGTAATTCGTCCATCGAAATACCAATCCATTGAGTAACTGTAACATTTTTCTGACCCCTTGAGACTCCGCATAACTCCTTTATTTTATTGTGGATTGGAACGATTTTGTAATCCGAAGTGCATCTTCTTCCGATTGCGGCTACACGATTTCCGTTTGGCATCTGACCAAACAAAGGAATTAGATTTTTCAAATAAGACGATCCAACTGGCATACCCTTGCCATTATCTCTTTTTTTAACCACAGGGACTAAGCAATCCTCGGTCAAGTTTCCTTTTGTAACTGTGTATATTGGAAATGGGTATTCGCTGGATGAAATTTCTTTTTTTAGGTACTCAAGCCATTCCATCACTTGTTGAGGTTCAGCTTGCGTATCAGCGAACACCGCAAAGTCTGGCTTTGGCGTTACCTCTCCTTTGGCCGCCATGAGTGCAAGGCATGAGGACTGAACGCCCGCTCCAAGGCTGAGGACATTCCACTTTGTCGGCGGTGGTGGATCAAATAGTTTCATTGGATGGTTTCGTTATAAATTGTTTCGTCGTTGTCGTGGTCTGGTGAGGTGAATGGGTCGGCATCATGTGGCCAAGTGATGACACGCTGGATGAATGTTTCCTTCTCCTCCAGCATTGCCTTCAGTCGCTTATTCTCCACGATCAGCGCACTCTCCCTGTTTTGAGCCTCACGAACCCTCCTGCACAGCACTTCTACACTGACGTGTTCGGAGACGGGAAGTTCGCAGGTGGGGCAGGTGCGGTCAGTATCTGCCACCCAATCTTGATGGCAGCATGGGCATTCGTTGTGGTCAGTTTCCATGTTCTGGTTTTGGTTCTGGTTTTGGTTCTGGTTTGTCCTTGCGGAAGATCGCATCGTAATTTTCACCGTACGCTTTTGCGTCCACTGGTCGTGGAGTATCACCTTTTCCAGCACTCATGCTGCACCTCCTTTCACTAGGAGCCAGATCACCGCAACCCAAAGGGCTACGCATGATGCTAGTGGGATTACCCTGCACCAGCAGATCCTGCGGGTGGGTTTGCGCTTCGGCATGTGGATGATCGGAATTCCGATACGACTCATTTTGTATTGGTATTTTTTCATGGTTAGTAGCTGTGTACGAAGTTCTTGAGTAGGATTGCCGCGCCGATGAAGGCTGCTCCGATGAGGGCTGAGAGGATCACTGCAATCCATGTGGGTGGTTCTGGTAGGTTCATTAGTAGGAAATTTCCACTCCGTTCCATTCAAGTTTGTCGATGACCTTCGACACCACGAGGTCACGGTCGATGTTCTCGTCGTAGTGCAACTCCATCACGGCATCGGTGATACGAGCAATGACATTGTACGCTGTGTAGTCTGCGCTGTGGTTGATGCCCTTATAGGCAGCAATACAAAGGTCGATGATTTTCTGTTCTGTTTTGTTTGGTTTCATGTGTGTGGTTGGTTGGTTGTTTGTGTGCCTGCTGGCAACGAGAAGACAATCCCACACGTGTGGAATAAACTCAACAGAAAAATGCAGAATTTCTGAAAAAAGTTTCAGAATCCGCTGCAACCCGCTTAAAATCTAGGAATTTTCCTACTCCAATTCGTCGTCCAGACCGGGGTAACTCCACATTGGGGCGGGTTCTGGTACGTCTTCGGGCGACAAACCACGCTCGTCGATGATCAACGCCTTGGCCAAGATAGCGTAATTCACTAGGTCGAGGCAGGCATCCTCGGCAGACTCGTTGGGTACTGCAAGCTTCCCATCGTTGGCGAACGACTTGAGACGCTGAAGCTTGTCTTGCATGCGGAGCAGCAGCCCTGTGATAGGATGTAAGCCTAGCGACTCGCTAGCCTTGAAGTTCGCCAATGCATCGTGTGCATGCTCACCTCCAGAGTAGTCGTTATTCTTTACATCCATTATTGCCAACGCTTGTCGGCATGTTTCGGTGTGTACCTTTAGTAGTGCTTGTTTGTTCATTGGTTTTGGTTTTCCATGTTTTATAGTTGTCCTCGTCGCAGTAAAACGGATCGTTTGCAAGCAACCACCTCTCGCACGCTCGACGAACATCTAGGAACATTTCCTGCGGGAGTCCGTCCTCGGCTAGTGTTGGGTTGCGAACAAATCGTGGCATATCAAATGAAGTCGTCTGGTCCCGGTGATAGGAACAGGATGCTCATGATCACCAGTATCACGAATAGGCTAACAAGTTCTGCGTTCATATTTAGTAATCTTCATTGGAAGAATGTGGCTCAAATTCGTAGTGTTCGCAAATCTCATTCATGATTGCATCGACCACCCTGTCTACTATCTGCTCCTCGGTCGGCATTTCATTATACTTGAATGCTCTCATTACTCCGTAGATAGCTCCGTCATACACGCAGTCGCTAAGTATTTTATAGTGGTTTGGTTTCATCGTTTTTCTATTAGTTCGTGTTCAAGGTTCCTGCACATTGCTAGTACATGGAAAAATTCATCAGCTAATTCTTTGCATGTCAAGTCTGCGAGTTGCTTCTTTAGGCATTGCTTGCATTCGCGGCTACCACGGGCAGAACCAGAGCATCCGTCATTGGCGCATGGTCCGAAGGTCGATGGCCAAAATGGATGTTGATACCAGATTGCTGATATAAGGTTGGCGATTCTGTCTTGTTCGGTCATTGCTTTGTCCCGTAGTAGGCTATGAGTAATGCGTCTGCTGTAGCGTGGGTGATCTTGCGGTCTGGGAATAGTTCCTGCGCTTTGCTCTTACTGACGTTCTTATCACCCTTGGTCATGCAACCTAGTGCCTTCTGCCAGACTTGTGGGCGCACACGCTCAAATGGTATTCCTGCTGCCGTCAACGCCATCTCAAGGTTGCCATATCCTCGGCCAAAACTAAATGCCGATACCACGCCCATCTGTGGACTGCTCGCCACCTGCTCGATGTACGCCTTGTAACTCCTTCCGTCGATAGATGACTTCGGGTAGCTTGTAATGTCGCAGAGCAATTCCCAGAGGTCTTGCAGGGTGTCTGGAATCTTTTCAACGCAAGCCTTGCCGTTGTAGTCAATCCACGCGATGCCTCCGTTCGCGCCGGGGTCTATGCCTATGGTGATTTCGTATTTCATTTGAGTCGTCTAATTACAAACATAGCCTTCTCCCGAAACGCCTCATCGTTGCGAGTGAAGCGGTCCGCTCGTTGTTTGGCGGCGATGACGGTGGTGTGGTTGTGACGCTGGAAGATACGCGCGGTCTCGGCTAGCGTGTGATGCTCGGCAACCAGTGCCATTGCGAGCGACCTAGCCTGCACTGGGGCAAGCTGTCGATCATATGCTAGGATCTGCGAAGGGTGGATGCCGAATATCTCGGCGCAAACCTCGATGATCTTCATGGCCTTGCTGCGGCTCATCCGTTGCGACAACTCCTTGCAAAGCTCGTCGGTTTTAAGGTCGGAAACGTGTGTGACTTTCATTGGAAAATTTGCCCTGCGAGGAACCCGTGGGCCACGGGCAGAACACTGCGCCCTCGCTCGCAGAAACTTATGCGTGGTTGGATACCAAATCGATTGCGGATTGGATGACGATGATGCCGTCACCCTTTGCGGGTGCGTGCTTGTCAACACCATGCTCTAGGGTGGCGAGATACCACCACTCCTTGGCGTTGACTGGCATGACCCGGTAGAAGTCCCCGATAATCTGGATGTCGTTGTAGACATCACCCTCGGAGGTTCTCATCCTGCGAATGATGTCTGGGTTTTTGACCTTGGTCTTGTATTTGAATTTAAGTGTGCGGTTCATGGAAAGTTAAAGATCACAATTTGTGATGTTAAAGGTTGCCCTGTAACGAACCTTCGGGCCAAAGGACATGCAATGAGACTTGTCGTTACTCAAGCGCACCCATCAAAAGGGAATTTCGTCGGTCTCTTCTTTCGGCGCGGGTTTAGCCGCAGCCTTGTCTTCAACCTTCAAAGAAATGAACTTGCCTTTCTTGCCCTCTCGGACCCACCCGACGATCTCATATTCTTTGCCGTTGACATCAACCTTGCCCTTGTAGGCAGGACGTTTTGGGTTGTCGCCAACATCGTTTTTAAACAGAATGCCCGTATTCGTATTATCGTAGTTACTCATGGTATTACTTTGTTTTGGTTGCCCACTTTGGAGGTGAGATTGTTTGGATGCCGTCAATGGCAGGGGGGAATGTGTTGGTCTGGACGCACTGGTTCCACTTGGCTAATGCCTGCATGTAACCTTCGCGGCCCAACTTAATGAAGTCCTCGTCGAGGAGGATGTTTGCCATCTCATAGGGACGCTCGGTCTCCATGAAGATAAACATGAACTCTGTGCGGTTGTCGCCAGATGCCATGTTCCAGAGGTCGAGGTACATAGACGCTTGAAGGTGATAACCACGGTTGATGATCAGCGAGGTGAGTTGATCCACCGATTCAATGGACTGAGTTGTCTTGAGGTCAATCAACGACACACCAGAGTCTGGAACGAGGTCGATAAGGCACTTGCAAGGTGTGCCAAATACATCCGCGAAAACAGCAATCTCGGTGCGATAACCGGGCAGATGCTCGATTGCTGGATTTTTTCGAAACGCATACCCTGCGCTCTCCGCTTTGATGTACTCGTCAGCAGTGATGACCTGTATGCCAGTCATGCTGTCACGCCACTCCCTAGCCTCCTTGGTGCGGAAGTCGGAGTAAGGTGAAACGATGTACTCTGTCTCAAGCTTATGAGGCTCAAGGCAGGCAGTGTGGTACAGGACTCCAGTCCTCATAGCGGGAGTGCTTTCCTTCTCCCTGCGGTTATTGAACCACTTGTACGGACTGCGGTTGAAGTCCCAGAGCAGACTTTTGCTGACTGGGCCTTGGAGGTTGGTTGGGCTTGCGGTTTTCGAGTAGTACTCTCGCCCCATTCCTTCGATGATTTTCATGCTGCACCTCCTACCTTCTTCGCCTTGGCATCCAGAGATGCGTTAGCTTTGGCCACAGCAGGCTTAGTAAGCTCTGAGAGGGACTTGACCGCTAGGTACTTGAGGAACGCTTCCTCATCAACTCCAAGTCCTTCCATGCGGGTCTTGAGGCTTGCGATGTCTTCCTTGGTCGCTGGAGCCGCGGTGCGGGTGTGTGCCGCGGATTGCCCGTCATCGTCCTCCTGCGCGAT